TGTTTTTCCATTACAGGTTTTACTTCTTGTAATAAAGTTTCCATTGCAATATCACTATAATGTGAATATGTATTTGGTACTTGTTCATCATTCCACACACCAAAGTATTCTGTAAATGGTGATATATATTTTTGATCAAATAAAAATTTTGCTACTTTTCTTTTATTTAAAAAATATTTATAAACAAAATTTGCTAATTCTTTTGATATTGCTTTTTTAATAACTGTATATTTATTTTTTTGAAATGACATTTTTAATTATATTTTTCCCTGCTAATCTTCTATTTAACTTTATAAAATTTTTTATATAGTCTGGTTTATTTTTTACTGTGTTAGTTTCTAAAGTAGTTTGAATAACTGCTTTTTTCATAGTGTTATTAGGTTTAGACATTTAACACACTATTAGGTATTGCCTGACAATTAAAATGTATAAATCTAAATGGTTCATAACCCATGTCGACAATATACTGATGAGGCATGTATGAGGGAAAAAACATTAGTCTTCCTGGTTTAACTTTATAATATACTTGACTAGATGCATAAGTAATTTTTGATTTATCTTTTTCTGGTAAAAGATTCATTACATTACCTGGTCTTGGATCTTCAAACATTGGCATAGATGTTTTTTCACTAGCTTTTAAAAAATAAAAACCTGACATATGTCCATTCCAATGTGTATGTAATGTATGATGTCCCCCACCTTGTTTTGCAAATTCTTGCACCCATAATTCTGTAGTAAAAATAGAATAATTACTTAAATCAAATCCCATTTCAGTTAATAAATTATATGAAGTAGCACCTATATAATCTTGTAATTTTTTAAAATTAGGATCACCAACTAAAGATGTAGAATGAAAAACATGACCCATATCTCCCTTGTTTCCAAATTTTTTATTTCTTTTATTTATATCTTTTTTTAAATTTTTTTTAGCTTCCTCTATATATTTATCTGATGCTTTGTTTAATTTATTTATAAATTTTGGTTCATCAGCCCACCATATAGGGCATGCAAAATATTGCTCTAAATTTAATTGTTTTGGAAACTCTAAATTTTTCATAGATAATTAAAATTTATGAGTATTCTATTTTTAACATTAGTACAATTAGTTCCACTATGTAATAAATTTGGATTAAAAAAAACAATTCTATTTTCTATAGATTCTACTTTTTGATTATCAAAAAAAGTATATCCATTATTTGTATTTATATAATAAATTGCACCTTTACATTCAAAGTCTTGATCTTTATGTAAATCATATTTTATTAAATCATTACTAGCTACATTTAAATTAGCTTTAATTCTTATTATAGCTTTTGGTTTTATTTTGTTTATTATAGGAAATAAAATCTTATATGCAGTTGAATTAACTTCATAGTTTTTAAAAAAATTATGTGTAAATTGATAATTTAAAATACTTTCTTTTTGTCCATAAATTTTTTTATTAAAAAACCATGGGAATCTATCAGAAGAAATAAAATCTTTAATTGTATTAAATTCTTTTTTTTCTAAAAAATTATCTTTTATTTGTATGGCCATCCTAAATTCCATATTACTAAGCTGTATCTTGTGCCTCTTTTAACTGGACATACCCTATGCCAAACAAAACTTGGAAATACAATTAAAGATCCTTTAGGTAATATTTCTTTACATTTTTTAATATTAGATTTTTTATCAGGATCTGTATTTCTAAAATCAAATTCTAATTCTCCACCTTTATAATCTTTAGGATCTGATAAACTTACTGTTACAGATAATTTTCTAATTTTTCCATTTGATGGATCATTTTGATTTTCTCTATAATAAGGTTTATCCCAACTATCACAATGCCAATCATAATATTGTCCCTTTTTGTATTTTGTAAATTGGCAAGATTCACTAAAATCCCATTCAAAATTCCAACCTGCATTTGCATTTGCATGATGAACATATGGTTGTATTTCTTTATATATCCATCTATCATTCATCCAAACAATATTAGAATTTCTTTTCTTTTTTAAATCTTTTATTTCATTTTTATTTAGTGGTTTATTTCCATAACCACCTGTAACTGCCATTTGATCTTGTAAAGATTTACCATATTTAACAATATCATCACATATTCTTTCTGGTATTGCACTTTGGAAATACCAATAATAATTTGTTAAATTCATATACTTATATTATACAACTATTTTTAAAAAAATCAAGAGTTGTTTTTAGCTACTCCACTCTCCTTCTCTTTTCTTTAAGTAATGTGTTTTTAAATTAAACATTCCTGAAGTAAAAAACCCTGGTAATTGCTTAACTATTACTCTACCAGATCCACCTGAAGCAGAATCGTTATTACTACCACCTTGGCCACCTCCACCTCCACCAGTATTAGTATCACCAGTAGAACTTGAGGGAACAGGATTATCATGAGTTCCATCTCCACCACCTCCTGGACCACCAGAACCGTGACTACCACTTGAGGCTTTTCCTCCGCCTCCACCACCGCTATAGGTAACAGGACTTCCTGTTATACATGAAGCAGCTCCATTACCACCATTGCCACCATTATTTCCACTAGCATTAGATCCAGTTGAACCTGCACCACCTCCGCCACCACCTGCAGAATTACCTGAACCTCCATTACCACCTGGGTTTCCTTCTGGTGGACTAAATCCTCCTGCATTACCATTACTGCTTGCATTATTATCACCAGATGCACCACCACCCGATCCTCCAGGATTACCTGTGCCTGGACCAGCATTATGTCTTCCACCTAAACCACCACCAGTGCCAACTATACATGCAACAGATGAGTTACTTCCACTTCCGAATCTGCTACCTCCACCACCCACTACAACTGGAATATTACTTCCTGGTATTGGTTGGTTTGTTAAATTTCTAAATCCACCACCTCCGCCACCACCATTTCCTAAAGCTGGTCCAGCGTTATCTCCACCGCCACCACCACCACCAACTACTAGTATATCTGCAACTTTAGTACCAGTAGCGGTTAATGTACCACTAGAATTAAATGTTGTTGTAGATCCACAAGCTACATTTACATATGGAACTGCTACACCTATTAATCCACCATTTGTTCTAGCCATTAAATTCTCCTACTCAGATACCCAAGCGGAACCATTCCAATTATAAACTGTTCTCGGATCTGAAGTGTCATTTGATTTTGTTGCCTGCCAACCTGTATTATTGTCAGCATTATATTTAGTTTCGTTCCAGCTAATATAATAAAACCATACGACAGGATCTTCACCATCATTAGTTACTGATGGATAAGTTATTGGTGCTTGCCATTCATCATCTGAATCTAAAGACCAAGATGCGTAAGGTTGCGGTGTAATAAATTTATTTTTTGATGAATCATATCTATATCCAATACCTGCGTATTGTTTTCTAAAATTATTATTATATGAAGTTTGTTTCCATGTACCTCCACCAAAAAAATTAATACACCATGTTTCACCATCAACATGTTCATCTGAAGGTACTTCTTCGTTTGCAACCACAACAACTCTTTTTACAATCAGATGTGTATCTGATGTAAAACCTGTTGGGTCTGTTTTTGATTCTAATTCTGCAAAATGTGCCATGTTTATTTTCCTCCTTTTAAAAATATATTATGCTTCTGCAATTGTCAATGTTCCTGATGCTGTAAATTTTGCTATTTTATCTCCCCCTGGATGAGTTGATAATGTTCTTGCAGGTGTTGGAGTTCCTGATAAAGTAAATGAACTAGGTACTCTTACTACTACAAGTCCTGATCCTCCATTACCTCCAGCTGCTCTAGAAGATGCACAACCAAATGCTGCACTACCTCCACCACCACCAGATCCTGTATTTGCAGTCGCAGCACCACCAGCATTAACAGAAGAGTTTGCGGGTTTAGCACCACCATTTCCAGCACCTCCACCGCCACCGCAGCCTGCTCTACCTCCACAAGGTCCAGCTTGTAGTGAACCTCCACCACCACCACCAGCATAACTTGTAGATGGGCCTAAAATATCATTTGGAACACTTGATCCACCATTACCGCTAGTTGTGCCACTTGCTGGATTAGTATTAGTATTATCACCAGCACCGCCAGCACCTCCACCACCACCTCTTCCAAAACCGATACTTCTAGCACCACCATCATTACCTTGAGGTGGATCAGTAGGAGGTGTATTACCAGATCCTGCACATGGTGAATTTTCACCTCCACCACCAGATCCTCCAGGATTACCACCAGCAGAACAACGACCAGCACCACCACCACCTCCAGTTGAGGTAATAGTTTCAGCAAATACTACGGATGAATCAGTACCATTTTGTCCTTTTGTAGGTGCACTTGGAGATACAGGCCCTGCAACACCACCAGCACCTCCAGCTCCAACTGTAACAGTATGACATCCTAAAATTCCTGTAAGAGAACCACCTAATGTTGTTCCCCGTAATGGACTTGGTCCAAAACCTGTTGCACGATATCCACCAGCTCCACCTCCTGCACCACCACTACCAGTTCCTTGGCCATTACCACCACCGCCACCACCAGCAATTAATAAATAATTTAATGTTGTTGATCTAGTTATCCATTTATCAGCTTTTACTTGATCAAAATGTTCATGTATTGTCCATCTACCTGATGCACATTTTGGAACTAATTGTTTTACAATTACTATTCCAGAACCACCAGCATATCCTCCACATCCTTGACCTCCACCACCACCGCCACCACCAGTGTTAGCTGTTGCTGCAGATCCACATGCATTTGGTCCTCCATGACCTCCACCACCAGATCCTCCGCAACCTCCTTTTGGTGTATAAGATGGATTTCCTCCACCTCCACCACCGCCTGCATAAGTTACATTTGATCCTGTAATATCATTTGTTGTACCAGAACCGCCATTTCCAGCTGCTCCTCCAGGAAAATTTCCTGCATTACTTCCTGCTCCACCAGCACCTCCGCCACCACCAGATACAATTGCAAAACTAGTTGGTCCACCAGCAGGTGATGAACCACCATCATTACCTTGAGGTGGACTTGTTGGAGGTGTATTACCACAACCTCCACTTCCCCCAAAAGTTTGTGCAGGGTGTCCTGTAGAACCACCACCGCCTGATCCTCCAGGTTTACCATTAATAGCTGGAAAAGGACTAGATCCATCACCAGCTCCACCTCCACCACCGCCTGTAGATGTTATTGGTCCAAAAACTGAATCACTTCCGTTATTACCTGCAGCTTCGGTTGGTGTTGGATGTGCAGCACCACCTCCACCTACTGTAACAGATGTGCAACGAGAAGAAATAGAAACACAAGTTGATGTTCTATAACCTCCTGCTCCTCCACCTCCACCAGGTTCAGGGCCTCCACCATTACCACCGCCAGCTCCTCCTGCAACAACTAAAATTTCTGGTGCAGCCGTAACTGTGCAATTGTGTCTTGTAAATTGCCCTGATGATGTAAGTGATGCGACTTTAGTAGATGGTGTACATACTACTTTTAGTGGTCCTATGATTCCGCCATTTGCCATGAATTATGTTGCCTCCTATAATTCTATCTACTATGCGTCATCTAATTCTTCGTAAGAAACAAAATATGTTAAGTCATTTGCAGCTGATGCTGTAAAAGCTAATATATCTGTTTCATCTAAATAAATTGGATTCTCTAAAAAACTTAGGGTAGCATCTGCTGGTACTGATATTGTATTAGCAATCTTAACATAGTTAGATCCATCATCTACACTAACTTCGATTGTAATATCAGCAGCATTTGAACCATCTACGTTTGCAACAAGAATTGTATTTATTTTGGCAACTTTATCTGCTGAAACATCAATCGCTGTAGTTCTAGATGTACCATCTAATAAAGCAGTTGCGTTTTTAGCATTAATAGTTGCTACGTTTACGATGTTTGGTGTAGCCATATTATCTCCTTTTTAATTTTATCCAAATACAATTGCCATTGCAATTGCTTTTCCTACTGATGCAGCACTAGAGTTTGCATCAACATATGTTACTAATCTTGAAGCAGCAACTTTTCTATTAGTGCCTCCTGCCCCATTATCTACTATAAATAAATCTGCGTCTACTATAGCTTCTCCTATATCTGTACCACCATCTATATCTAAATTAGCTATAGAAAATGCACCAGCTCCTGCACCAACATAAGTTTTAATATCTGATGCTGGTATAGTTTTCATAGTGCCACCATCATTAGTTACAATACCATCAGAATCTGCTAATGTTATTGTACTACCAACTGAAGTGTCACCATCTAATAAATTTATTTCTGATGCTGTTGATGTAACTCCATCTAAAATATTTAATTCTGCTGCTGTTGAAGTTATGTTAGTTCCTCCAATATCTAATGTTGTTACAGAAATTTCTCCTGCAACTGTTGCAATACCATCAGCAACTGTAATTAAATCAGTATCATCTGTATGACCTATTGTAGTGCCATTTATAATTACATTATCAACTGTTAAAGTTGTTAAAGTTCCTAATGATGTAATATTTGATTGTGCAGCACCTGTTACTGTTGCTGCTGTACCAGAAGCATTTCCTGTTACATTACCTGTTAAAGGTCCTGCAAAAGCATCTGCTGTTACTGTTCCATCAAAAAATGCATCTTTAAATTCTAATGAAGATGTACCTAAATCAATATCATTATCTGTTACAGGTGCAAGTGCACCATTAACTAATTTAATTTGATCAGCACCATCTGTTCTAAATAATATTGTATTATCTGTTGCAAAATCTATATCATTATCTGAATCTCTACCAACAACTAAACTTGTATTTAATAATGATGATATTGTTGTTTGTGAAGAACCTAAAGCAAAATCTAATGTATTATCACCATCTTCAAATGTAACAGAAATACCTGTTTCAGTATTTGAAGAAACCATTCCACCAACTGCATCAGTTATAAATTCTGTTAAAGTAGCACCATTAACTGTAATAGCATCTGCTTCTAATGTTCCATCAATATCTGCATCACCAGATATATCTAAAGATCCTGCATCTAATTCACCAGTTAAAGTTACATTTCTAAATCCTGA